CTATTCGCAGTTCCGCAAGACGGATGCCAAGCAGACCACGGTTGAGTGGCAGGAAGACGCGCTGCGTCCGGCTGCTACCAACGCCAAGGTTGAAGGCGCGGAAACGACCATCGGTGACGTCGGTCTCACCACGATGCTGTCCAACTACACGCAGATCTTCGAGGAGTCGGCCCGTGTGTCCGGCACCATGGAGAACGTGGACTTGTACGGTCGTGCCTCCGAGATGGACTACCAGGTGATGAAGAAGGCCCGCGAAGTCCGGCGTGACATCGAGCACGCCTTCGTTGGCTCCCAGCAGACCAAGGTGGCCGGCAACGCCTCCACCGCCCGTCAGCTGGACGGCGTGCAGGCGCTCATCGCTGCTGGTAACACGCTCGACAACGCCACCGTTGCCCGTGCCTTCACCGAGGCCCTCGTCCTGGCTGCCCATCAGGCCGCCTACGATGAGGGTGGCGACCCCAACCAGCTGATGGTCACCCCGGCCCACTCGCTGGTCGTTGCCGACTTCGCCGCCGCTTCGGGTCGCAACCGCGACTTCGACACCGGCACGAAGATCGTCAACAAGGTCGATCTCTATGTCTCGCCCTTCGGTGAGCTGTCGGTTGTCACCAACCGCTGGCTGAATGCCGAAGACGCGCTGCTTCTGGAGACCGACCGTTGGTTCGTCCCGGTGCTCCGTCCGATGTCCAGCACCCCGCTGGCGAAGACGGGCGACAACGAGAAGCGGATGATTAACTGTGAGCTGACCCTTGCTCACGAGAATCGTCTGGCCTCGGCTCGTATTACGGACCTGACCGCCGACGGCGCGGCCCCGTAGTAAAACCTGGCCCCTCCTGGGCAACTGGGAGGGGCCTCTTCTAAGGCCGTTCGTGGAGCGGGTTTAGAAGAGTGGAGGTATACATGCACAAGAGCAAGATTCGTTACGACGTTGACACCGGGGAGTACCGCGCTCGGTACAGCGACCCCGTAGAGCCCTTCCTGCGCCAGGCCAAGCTTGAGCGCGACAAGGAGGAGGCAGGGCTAGTAAAGCCGGATGCTAACTACCGGCGCGTTGGTTCAATCCCCTTTACTGAGGTTCTCAGAATCAAGGACAAGTACGGGATCGACTTCACCAACCTCCGGGACAAGAGCGAGCGCAAGCGTGCGTTCCAGATCCTCGAGCAGGAATACCCCCACCTCAAGACGACCAACATGAGGCTCGCGTAAGTGGACTACACCACCTTCACAGGTATCCGTAGCGCGGTGCAGGAGGAGCTGAACCGCTCCGATGCTACCGACGCGCTTGTTGCCAGCTTCATCCGTATCACCGAGACACGGTGCTATCGGTCCCTGCGCGTGCCCTCCATGGAGGTGAAGAGTGAGTTGTTCATCGTGCCTCCGAGTGCGTCAGACGCTGAAGGCGCTCCGTACTTCTTTGCTCCGCAAGACTGGATTGAGACCATCACCCTTACCAACGCAGAAGGTAAGCCAGTCGAGTACGTCAGCCAGCAGTACTTCCGCAGCCTCACGCCGGTAGCCGGGGACCGCCCGGTCTACTTCACCAGGGAGGCCAACAAGTTTCTTGTGTGGCCCACGCCTGCGTGCGAGAGCGTGGTGATGTACTACTACAAGCGCCCTGCGTCTGGAGACCCGGATACGAACAACACCCCGGCTGTCTACTCTGACATTGGCGAGGCCATCTTCTACGGGGCCGTCAGCGAGGGCTGGAGGTACTTCCGGGAGGAAGAGAAGTACCAGTACTACCGCGCCCTGTTTGCAGAGCTTCTGGAGCAGCTGCAAGAGCAGCACGACCAGTCGGATGTCTCCGGCGCAACCATGATTAGCAAGAACCCGTATATCTGAGGTGGTATAGATGGCTGCTGAAGCTGCAACGAAAATCCATGAGCTGATCTCCGGCGCACCCACCGGCGCGGAACCTCTCTCAGAGGCGGACGATCACCTCCGTGTCATCAAGACTGCCGTCAAGGGCTCATTCCCGGCTTTCGGTGTAGACACCGATTCCGGGGTTGTTACGTTGGGGGCCGATGAAATCAATGGCCTGCCTGCCGCTATTGATGATGCCGTCAGCACGGGCACCACCGCAGCTGTGCTGGTTGATTCCCTCTTCCCTGTTGGTGCTGTCTACCTCACCGTTGGCAACACCAACCCCGGCACCCTGCTGGGACACGGCACCTGGGGGCAGATTGCTCAGGGCCGCTTCCTGGCTGGCGTAGGGCAGGGCACGGACAGCGAGGCTGAGCAGAGGACGATGGCTGCCGGGAACACCGGCGGGACGTACTCTCACGCCCTCACAGAGGCCGAACTGGCCGCCCACTCCCATGCCCTATACGCACGGGACGATGATGGCACCAGCGGCTCTGTAAACGGCTTTGCGGAGCCCCTGGGAGGCGGTGCAGCTGTGGCTGGCGAGGTGGATGGCACCAAGAGCTACATCACCCAGAACGCCCTCACGACCCAGATCGTACAGGACACCGGTAGCGGCACGGCCCACGAGAACACGCCTCCGGGCTTTGGCGTCTACGTCTGGCAGCGTACCGCCTGATGAGGCTCCGTATCCGCGACCTTGGCAGTGGCGGTCTCTCCTCGGATCTACCGCAGTTTGACCTGCCGCCTAATATCCTCACCCGCGTGCAGAACGTGGAGTGCCGGGATGGCGCTGTCACGCGCTCTCTCGGCTTTGCTCGTGAGAACGTCATCCCAGGGACTGCCCTGTGGATGGAGGCATGGTACGCGGACGGCAATGGCCGGATGGTTGTTGTCGCAGAGGAGAGCGACCAGACCCGGTTCCACGAGATTATCGGTGGTATCGTGACTGATATCACCCAGTCTACCCCTGAGATTGCCGGCTATGACTGGGACTCTACCGTTATCGGCAAGAGCGCGGTGTTCACCAACGGTGAGACCCTGCCTCTGTCCCGCTCTATGGGTGATACCGGCGAGATCACCTCGATGCCGAACTGGCCTGATGGCTGGCGTGCGGACATCATCCGGTCCTACCGGAACTTCCTTGTCGCCCTGAAGGTGCGCAAGGACAACGCCTACGACGACACCCGGGTTCAGTGGTCTAACGCCTCCTCCAACAACGATGTGCCGCCTGACTGGGCGGAGCTGGACCCGGCATCGCTTGCTGGTGGCACCTCACTGGCTGGCAACAACGGCCCGATCATGGACGCCGCCGTGCTGGGCCAGTCCCTGATTATCTACATGCAGACGGCAGCCTACGCCATGTCGCTGGGTGGCGCCTCTGTCATGAACTTCCGCCCCCTGTTCAAGATGGGGCTCATCTCGCGTGGCTGCGTTCTCCCGTTCGATGCCTTCCACTTCTGCATCGGGCCTGGGCTGATCTATGTCAACGATGGCTCATCCATCAAGTACCCCGCAGACAACATTGTCCAGACACGCTTCTTCAATGAGCTGGCAGATCCAGGCTCTGTCCACCTGTCACACGACACCAACCGCAGGACGGTGGAGATCTTCTACAAGACCAGCCCGGATGTTGACTTCCCGAACAAGGTGCTGCGGTGGAACTATCACAACAACACCTGGGCCTTCAACGACCTTGACACCTACCGTGTTGTCCGGGCCATCTTCGCCCCGGACTCGCAGAAGGTTGTGACCTACGACTCTGTAGACACAGACCTTGGCAGCGGGTCATCCCTTGCCTACGACTCCGCTGCGGCTGCCTACAAGGAGCTGAATGCGGCAGAAGGGCAGCTTTCCATGAAGCTGCTGATCCGCACGGACTCCGAGAGTGTCGTGATGAGCCGTGAGAGCGTCTACCTGCGGGATGGCACGGAGTATGTCTCCATAGCGGAGCGAGAGAAGATTGACTTCGATGAGCTGCTCCAGCAGGGAAACCCGCTGCACACGCAGAGCGTGAAGCACATCAAGCGCATCGTGCCGCAGATCACCGGCTCTGGAACCCTCTACTTCCAGTTCGGCACCTCTATGAACCCCGCAGAGGGCACGACCTGGGGGAATATCATCCCCTACGAGATCGGCACCGACTACAAGGTTGACTTCCGCACCAGCGGTCGCTACTTCGCTTGGCGTGTGTACAACGATGTCAGCACCCCGTGCGACTTCCGGCTCTCCGGGTTTGATATTGATGTGGAGGTTGCAGGCGAGCGATGACGAGCCCCTGTTCATACCAGCCTAGAGAGTTCTCAGACCCAGACCACGGGCGTCTGGTAGAGATCCTGCGTGATGAGCTTGCGACCATCGCAGAGCTGATCAACAACGGGTGCCTGTCCGCTATCGAGCT